GATTTAAAATCCCTCGATCGCAAGGTCGTGCGGGTTCAAGTCCCGCCCCGGGCACCATATTGAAACACCAATAAAATCAAGTAGTAGCAATGTCGTTTAAGCCGCCTCTTTGGGCGGTTTTTTGTTTTTATTTCTGCTTTTCAGAATATGGCTTCAGAATATGAAGCGCTTCCAGCTCTGCCCCAACCACCGGAACCACAGCGATTTTCCTGTCATATCGTGCCGTCTGTTCGACATTCTTGTGACCCGAAATTGCCCGCTTCTCGTAAATATCAACATTCAAATCTGAAATCCCTTTTGCCTTCAAATCATGAAACGTAAAGTTGAAATCAATGTCAGGGAATTTATCCTTTGCTTCCTGCTTCAGCTTCCTCCATCTGGCATTAAAACCATCTCTTGTATAACCGGCACCGGAAGGCTGGTGGATGATAAAAATACTACTCATTCCTTTATTCAGTGGTAACGACTCAGCCAGGGCAATGACAGAACGGAGTCTTTCGCTCCAGCCCTTTATCTGAGCTACTGAAGTTTTGCTTTGCTTGATCAATATCCCTTGCTCAACAAGCTGAGTTTTCTTCATTGAGAGAACGTCAGCCTGCCGCGCCAGACACAAATAGGCCAGCTCCATGGCTATCTTCTCAACGGGCGAAGCGAGGCTATACAAGGCTGCATACTCCTCGTGCGTAACATAACGGTCGCGTGACTTCTCTTTGTACTGTTTGACCCCTTTAGTAGGATTTCCCTTCACCAACCCACGCTCATATCCCCATCGATAAACACGTGAAATAAACGCCTTCTCACGGTTAGCCTGAACACGGCTTTTCAGGCCGCGTTTATCCATATATTTACGGATGTGTTCCGGTTTAATGGAGTCAGGTGGCATCTTCCCAAAGACGGCCAAAACTTTAACCGAGTACTTTCGGTAGTCTTTTTGCGTTTCTTTAGCTAATTCAAAAAAATCTGGAGAGTTAAAAAAGGATTCCGCTAGGCCTTCGAATGCATCTTCACGCTTACGTTCGTTAATAAGCGCTTCGTATGCTATCCAGACCTGAGCCTTCGTACTGTTTATGTCGCAAAGCCGCACTGTGCCGCCGTTTTTAGGCTTAAATTCGTAAGCAGAACGGCCCCGATAAACGCGGGGAGGTAACCAGTTGTCTTCCTTGTTTTGTCTGACTCTTGCCATCAGTCTAACGCTCCAAAATCTGGCTCATTCATGTCATTGGTGGTCTTCTTACGCGATGCCAGTGGATCATTGAAATGCTGCCATGTGGTTCTCGGTCTGCCATCCCTTCGCACCATAAAAAATATTCCTGCATTTTTAAGACACTGACATTGCTTTGAAGGCGTTTTATAGCCTGTCAGTTGCTCAATGTCGGCATCGGAAATAATTTCGTTATTGCTCTGGTTCATACCCCACACACTCCCGCTGCAACAGGTTTGAACAGCCGTGACAGGTCACGGCGCTATTACCAACTTCGTTTCATGCCAGCCAAGGCGGACCCAACAGGCTGACTCTTCTTTCAGTGGGCAATCTTTCACAGGCAGGCAATCACCACACTTACCGCACTTGCGCTTATTCATCGATTTGAACCGGTTAATCACAAAGCACATGCGATTCCTTGCGAATGTCAGCGAAAACTGCGCGACTGTCGTTCTTGTCCAACCAGAACATTTTTGATCCGCAGCACATGTCGAGGATTGTGTGTTCCTTCATTCGCACACCCCTGCATATACGCTGTTACATACAGATTGTTCGTTTTCGCCTGATAGCAAATCGAACTGTCTACCGCCGCGGGTCGTCATCGCCCAGTCGCGGTAAGTCTCTATGCCATGGGATTCCACGGATATACATTCGATACGACGTTCTGACTTATGAGGGTCTTGGGTCGATGGAAAGAACGTTGAGTTTCCGCGTCGAGAACAGGCCGCTACAAGTTTTTCCCATTCAGCTACCCGCGCTATTTCTTCAGGCCAGCGACTAAAAATTTCTCCTAACTCTGATTTGCGCGCGTGTATGCAAGGCATGCAACCAACTCGACTGCATCCCTGTTCATATAATGGATTAGGTTTAATGCCATGGCGGCGGGCCATCGCAAATACATCCTCATGCTTCCATTTAAGGATAGGGCGATAGATCGCCAGTCTCGGGCCAATGTCCATTCCTTCTTCCCATTCTTCAAGTAATGCTCGTGATGGGGACTCCTGAGCGCGAACACCTTGCCATGAAATAACAGTTCGTCCCGATTCAATTATTGGATCGACTACCTGAACCTTAATAGGCTCATGCTTGAGTTCGAATGAGCAAAACCGGGCGCGAGTAGAAGGGAATCTTCCTTTCCACATACACAAATCCAGAAATGGATTGCCCGAGGGTACTAATGCATTCAAAGCTCTCTCGATGGCTTCCTTAGCCTCTGAATCAGTAAAACCACACTCTGAAACCAATGACTCAGGCCATTTTTCAACAACGAATTTCCTTTTGCTTTCAATCCGGTCCTTAAAGTCAGCCTTAACGCGATAAACCTTTCCAAGGCGATCCTCAAGATAATTGAGATACTCAATAGTCTGGGGATGTTCGTGCCCGGTATCAGCAAATGCCGGAATAATTTCAACGCCTGATTCAATTGCCAGCAGCCAGTCAGCCAGGCTATCTTTTCCGCCTGAAATGCTAACCACGTTCATTACGTTTTGCCCAAAGCAGCGGGGATCAATAATGGTCATCACACACCCGCCTTATCCGCAGTGTCATGGGTGCCGGATGTTATTTCTTTCAATAGCCACTGCAGTGACATCACGGGAACGCCTATCATCCCGGTACCTTCAAACTTATTCATCAGATGATTGATAGATGCTGCGATGCCTTCTGCGCGATATTTATCGCGTGCCAAATCCAGCTTCTGCTGCAGTTCATCACCACGGACGATCGCGCAATCCAGACGAGTAGAAAGGGCAGAGACAAGCTTTGCGATTTCAGTAAGTGTCATATCAGCATCAAGCGCTTTAGCGAACTGATGACCGGCTTCAACAAGCTCTTTGTTTGATTTATTCGATAACATGCTGGTGGCCCTCAGTGAAAAACGATGTTGCCGTTAAGGCGCTCAGCTTCGTTCTGCGCCCTGATAGGGTTTTTGATAACGGTACCGTCAGGCATCAGCCAGCCATTGAGCAGATGGCTATAGGGCAGGGTGATACGTCCAACGGTGATAGGGTCGTCTGACTTTTCCATGAATACTCCACACACGATTTTTGGTTGCACTAATCCCTTGCCCTAGATGGCAATAAAACTTTTGGGATTTAGTTAATTGGCTGCTGGGTTACTGCAACAACCCAGAGCCGCGCCTCCACACTTGAAGGTTGTTGTGACATGTCAAAACGAAGAGAACACTCAGCGCCTCTGAGGCACGGCCTTATGCGCCCGCCAAATGATCTCATCGTTGTGCAAAAAAGTGTGGTTAAACCGGGTGAACATTACCTTCGTTCTCCTTATGGGATGAAAGCCCCGGAGTAACCGCCAAGTACAACACTCTCTCTTTCCTAACTTTCACAGCTACTGCATCTTTGAAAAAGCATCTAACTAAATATCTTGCATCTAATCTAAGTTAACTTAGATTTTAGGTCAAGAAAAAAGCCTAAAATTATTTAGGCTTCTTCGTGGGTGTTTGTTACCTTAACGGCGCATCAATCGCCTATGCTCGACTAAGACCCCGATAATATTGATCTTTTCTTTGTCTGATCTTCTTACTGCAAAGTCGTCGTTTAATGGGACCAATTCAAAAATATCATTACCTTCTTGATTGACTCCTCGAGCCCTGTATTTTTTGAAAGTAGCTTCATCTTCGCCGTTTTTTGCAACCACGTAATCACCAGGCTGGGGGCTAAGTTCTGGATCGACAAGGATAAGATCACCCTCGACAAACTCAGGCTCCATCGACTTTCCTTTAATTTTTAAGGCGAAAGTGCCTCTTGAAAAACTTCCGGTACTAAGCACGTAATCAATATTCCCTTCTAGATTCCGCGCATCACTCTCCGGGCTCCATTGACCGGCCTGTACATAACTTATTACCGGCACCTTGAGAGCTCCGACTGGTGCTGCAGCAACGTTGGATTCATCTTCTTTACCGTACAACAGATATGCTTCGCTTACCCCTAGGTAAGAGGCCAGTTTAGAAAGTGATTTACCCCCGGGTGTGTTCAAATCACGTTCCCAGTATCCCACTGTGACGTCAGAAACACCCACCGCCTTTCCAAGCTGGCCCTGAGTTAACTTTCGTTCTTGCCTTAGCGCTCTTAAACGCCCGCCTAATGAACTCACCACCATCCCCTAAGAAAATTTAACTAAGTTATCTTAGTTTTTATTGACCAAAGTAAAATTAGAAAATACTATCTAAGAAATCTTAGGGGGTAGGTATGACAACAACTGATTTAGAAAACTATTTCGGCTCACCAAATAATGCAGCGGCCTTCTTTAGCGTTTCACCAGAAGCTTTTTATCAATGGCGTAAACGGCCTGGTGGCTTGATTCCTAAAGGTCGTGCAACTGAAGCGGCTTTACGAACTGAAGGAAAGCTTAAATTTGACCCATCCCTTTATGGGAAGACTACTGATTCGTCAGTTAAGTCGTAACTACCTAAGGATAATAAAAATGGTAGACACGATTAACCAGGCAATTAGCCAGATGTGCAAAGCGCATAAGTACGGTCGATTAGGTATGGCTGCTGATTTAGGCATGAGTATCGATCAGTTCCATAACCATCTGTATCGCAAGTGTGGTAGTCGCTTTTTCACCCTAGATGAGCTGATGCAAATGGAGGTTATGTCCGGCACCCATTGCGTAGCAGAGTTCATGGCCGTTCATCATGGAATGCTGCTGGTGGACATCAAGGCCGCTGGCGAAATGGACAAGGTTGATTTGTTCGATACGCAGATAAAGGCCAAGGCCGCAGAAGGTGAGCTGGCAACAGCACAGCTTGCAGCTATGGCAGACGGAGTAATTGACCATCACGAGCGCAAAACACTGTCAGCGCTGTTCCGAAAAAAACTCACTCACCAGGTTCACGGATTCTTTGGACTCATTGCGCTCTTTAGCGCAGGCACAGCAGATCACGCCGTAGACATGTTCGTATCAACCGGGAGAAAGGCCGATGTTGCTGGAATGCAATTCGAAGCGCAGGACATTTGAAGTGATTACAGATTTAAAAAGGTCAGAAAAGGTGAACGCCCCGGGTTGCAGCCTAGGGCGTTCGGTGCGAGTAAATCAACGTGTGTGGAGACTCATCGCATGAGCATTGTAAATCACAAACGGTTGTCAGGGCAATTCCGCTGCCGATATCAAGCTGGCGTTCCTGTCTATGAGCAAATCATATCCTCAGCGGATAAGGCCCACAACTACCAGTGCGTGCCGCGTTTGGTAGTCGAATCAGCCTGGGCAGAGTTTTATCGTCGTCCCGCAGATGCCGGGGGAAACCATGGAAACTGAAATCATCAAGCCTTGGGTAGAACGCTACATCGACAATCGCGGTGTTACGGTCACAACTGTTGGCGTTGATACGGTTAATCATCGTGTGATCTTCCGCCGCCCTAATTATCCGCATGATTGCATGCTGCCGCGTGTGTTGTTCAGTCAGAAGTTCAGGAAGGTAGCACCATGAGTAATCTTATCTCGTTGCTTGATAGGCCAATCGCTTATCAGGCGTGTTTCGTGCGCTTTGGTGGTGTTACCGGTGCTGTCCTGCTGTCTCAGTTGGTCTACTGGCATAACCGTATGGATGGCTCCTGGTTCTACAAAACTCAGAAGGAAATCAAAAGCGAAACTGGCCTGTCGCGTGAAGAACAGGAAACAGCCCGTCGCCGTCTGATTTCAGCAGGAGTGCTTGAGGAAGAACGCCGTGGTGTGCCCGCGAAACTATTTTTCAGAGTCAAAGCAGACCGCTTAGAGTCGCTGCTTCTCAAGAGTGAGGGAAAGCCTCAATCCAGTATGCGGGATTCCCGCATTCAAGAAAGCGGAATTGGCTCAGACAAGAATGCGGATATGTCGCAGGCAAGTTTGCGGGAAATCCACTCGCCAGCGTGCGGGAATCCCGCATTCATTCATACAGTAGATTACCAAGAGACTACTACAGAGATTACAACAGAGAGTTCTTGTCAGGTTGCTGCGCAACCCGACCTGGCTGTTCAGATAACTGACATGGCCAAACAGGTTCTCAAGCACCTCAACATGACCACAGGCGCTAAGTTTCAAACATGCCGTTCGTCTCTGGAAAACATAAAGGCGCGTATTTCTGAGGGCTACGAACTGTCAGAACTTCTGCTGGTGGTCGATTACAAGCATGAGCACTGGAAAGATACCGAGCAGGAGCAGTACCTGCGCCCGGCCACGCTGTTTATCCCTAAAAACTTCCCTGGCTATCTCCAGTCGGCCACCAAGTGGAATAAGTCTGGTCGTCCTAAATGCGTCAACGGCAAATGGGTGCGTGACGTGATGGCTATCCCGTCAACCGATTACGCCATCCCTGATGGCTTCCGTGGCGCTTAAGGGGGATTCATGGATAACGTTGAAATTATTCTCGACTGCCTGCGTCAGCATGGCTCTATGACCATCACTAAGATTTGCGCGAAGACAGGACTGTCCAACGCCGCTGTCAGGTATTCAGTAACCGGTCTTTACGAGCAGCACATCCTGAGCCGCAACAAGGACTACACGTATTCGATAACGCCCTATGAGCGCCCGCCAGAAAACGCTGGTTACCTTGAGGCAGTAAAGACAGCCACAGAGTTGCAGGCTAAAGGCCTCTGGCAGAGAGCAAGCCATAACTGGTTACGGGCAATGGTCCTGGCAAAGTTCGATGACAACAGGCAGAACGCCAAGGTAAGCCGTGACAAGTGCATGTCCAGGGCAAAGATGCGTTGTGGTAACTACAGCGGCATAGCCAGCGGCAGGGTAAGCGATGCAGGGCTGAGGGAGCTGAACCGATGAAATCATCCCTAAAGCGCCACTTCGAAGAAAACGAATATTTCTACAGGTCATTGCCGGAAGTGCTGGTGATCATCCTGGTTCTGATTATCACTCTGGTTATGGAGTTACACACAGTATGACTAACTTATCTCAGGTTTATAAAGGCAAAGACGAAACTGGAACCAACATCACTACGCGCAAAACCTATCTGCTTAGCGTGAATGAGCTTTACGTGGAACCGGGTTACAACGTTCGCGAAATTGACCAGACCCACGTCGAAGAATTCCGTGATGCGTTTATCGCGGGTGAGCATGTGCCGCCGCTGGCCGTTCAGGTTACCGAGCAGGGCATCAAGGTTATCGACGGGCATCACCGTTACTTCGGCGCAAAAATGGCGCAGGAAGCGGGCCATGAGTTGCGTCTTGAGTGCAAAGACTTCGTTGGCAGTGAAGCAGACCGCATCGCCTTCATGGTGACAAGCAGCCAGGGCAGGGCCTTACTTCCACTGGAACGTGCCGCCGCCTATCAGCGTTTAGTGAATCAGGGCTGGGAACCGGCAGAGATAGCGAAGAAGGTTAAGCGCTCGGTCACTGACGTTGAGCAGCACCTACAGCTTCTGACCGTTGGCGATAACCTGATTGATATGGTCAAGTCCGGCGAGGTTGCCGCCACAACTGCGATTGCCCTTCAGCGTGAGCATGGCGCAAAGGCTTCAAGCGTTGCTCAGCAGCAGATGGAAAAAGCCAAAGCTGCAGGCAAAAAGAAACTGACCAAAGCTGCTGCAATGCCTCAGTTCAGCGCTGCTAAGGCCCGTCGGCTGGTAGAGCTGCTTTGCGATGCTCAACTAGGCGACGAAGAAGACGGTATGACAACGCTTTACCACAATTCCAGCCACACCGATGAGATCATGTCTATCCTGGCTGAATATCATGAAGGCATTCAAGGTGCTAAGAGGAATTGAAAGCGAAGCTACTCTAATTGCAGTATGGTAATGAAGAGATACAGGTTAATAATGCTTATCTACGAAGGATCGTAAATATATAGTTTTTAATTTTTACAACCCTAAACGTTGATAAGTGGAAAAAGAAAAGCATCTAATTGGATATAAATTCAATTAGATGCTTTTCTTATCGGGATATTATTTGTATTTACCTTTCAGTAACTTAACAACTTCCATAAGAGATGGAGTGCTGAGCAAAAGCTTTTCCAAATTAGCGCGTTTAGCATACCGTCGAGCCATTTTTCCATTTGAACTTGAGGCGAGGATTAAACTGTGAATCTCCTCAGTTGACACGTAGTTCTCTAGCCAGTCCTCTAATGTTAGCGGTAATGTAATAATTTTAACTCCCAACGATTTAATTTTATTAATTTTAGTTTTAAGTGTCGAATCAATATTTCCTGTAAAGATGGCTGTAATGTTTTCATGGCCTGAGTTGGACAGGTTCTGTGCAAGAGAGAAAATTGCTTTTTTACTTCCAGAGGGGATTATGGTAAATCCCTGAGGGAATTCAAAGCGTTCAAATAAGCGGTCTAAAGTACGAGCATCCATTTCATTTTCAACGATGAAATTCATTGAATGATTAGGATTTATGCCAATCTCCTTTAGTTTGAGTTTAGCTAAATGCGTTCTCAATGAATAAAATGGGTGACCGTATTCACTTGCGAAACGAAGTTTCGCTAACATGGCTGCACGTATGCTTATTTTTTTTTCTTCAATCAAAAAAACATCATCGCTTGTGAAAAAAATTATTTTCAATTCCTTTCCTTTGGACACTGCATTTATTGCATTGGAACTATAATCTGACATAGAGAAAAAGACCCCAACAGTCCCTGATAACTTGCCATCAATCTTTCCTCTGAAAGAATAAACTTGAGATGCAATGATTGATTTTTTATGCCATTTAGCTTCCAATAAAAAAACACGATCATTTATGACGAATGAGCCGTCGATTTCCTCGCCTTTAGGTCGTATGTTTATTTCTGGTTCCATACCATCAGCTGACAGCAGCTTATGTAAAATACCTTCAAATGCCCTACCTCTGTCTTGAAACCAAAGTTTATCTGCTGATGGGGGGGGAGTCAGCCAGTCCTGAATTGTTAATTTTTTCATTAATCCCAATCCTTATTAACCTAATAAAACGAATGCTGAATTCATTTGCTTTTACCATGTCTGAGTAATCTGGGGATTGTTCTAACAAGATTTTTAGTCAGTTCAGAGTCAGACTTAGCCCTTTCAAGTTCGACAGTGGTTTGTCCTTTCTCTAGTACAAAGTTACGTTCAGTTTTAGACAGCGCTTCAATTGAAGTTTTTAATCCATCAGTATTGCTTGTTATGAAAGAAAACTCTACAGCTGCTAATTTTGATTCAATATTTGTTAGTTCGTTTTGAAAATACTTAATTTCATCAAGCCCGTTTTTGTATAGTCGTAAGAAAAAATAGGCAAATATTTCAATAAAAATTACCAGAGAAACTCTTGGGATAATGGGAAGTGTAAGGCTTTTGATGAATTTTACATTAGCCTCGTTTCCTTCTGAAGCTAGTTCTTTTAGAAGTTCTGAAGTATCAATCATAGATATTGTAGACCACAATAAATATAGCCCCCCTGCAGTAATAGACATGCCAATAAGAAGGTTTATATTTGAACGGAGTCTCAAGTCTGTTATTTCACGCCTCAATCTGAAAATTATATGTTCTGATGCGTTAGTTAATCTTTCAAATCCTAACTGTTCCTTAATTTTATTTTGCAGCTCATATGTCTCTTTCTCAAATATTGTCTTTATGGCATCTTCACTAACTTTGGCTGCGGCATTGCTTATGATTGTTTTTTTTTCATCAGCACTTAGCCCCTTATCAGACTCAAATATTTTAATTTTTTTATTTAAACTAGCAACTTCTGCAATGGCCCATTCTTTTTGATTCGATAACTCCTTTAAAATTTTTTCAGAGTCTAATAGCTCTGGGGTTGCCTTCCTGGAAATAATCTTTCCACCAGACTGGAGATATAAGAATGAGAAGATAATAAAAGAAGTAAACGAAAAAATTATAGCTACGCCAGTTTGATTAAAGCTTAGATCGAATGCTCGGTCAATAAAATTGTAAAAGTCAAATGAGATAAAGCTAAGAACGGCTATCAGACCACTTGCTACTGCAACTGTTTTAAGTATTTTTTGTGATGATATTTTTTTAAAGTGAAGCTCATGTTTGTTTTGAGAATCAGACATATTAAACCTCAATGAACTTAATGAAATATTGTCGCGGTTTTTTATTTAAATTCAGATGAAATGATGAAGTAACCCCGCTTTTGTGTATTTGCGAATTTAAACTGTATTTAAAATAAGTTCAATGTTTTTTTTAAATTATTGTGAAATATTAATTTTGTTGAGTGTGTTGTGTACAACGTGTTTTGTGAAAATTTGGAAAGTTGGTTCCAGTAAAAAATGAACTGTAGCCAAACTCTGTAAGTGAACACTTTTAAATTAGTTATAACATGTTAATAAAATTAGAGAAAAATAAAATATAGATTTATCTAAGATCATTTTTATTGCCGTGGTAATTTGGAAATAAGTAGCTGATTCTGGCTGATGTTCCGTCACACTTTCGTGGTTGAGCTTAGTCACAAACATGATTTAAGTGAAATGAACCCATATAGAGTTTTTAGTGAGAGTGCCGGTCGCATGTTTCAAATGATATTGTTAAAGGTTGGTCCCATTCGCTTGCAGATGCAGGGTCTGGTCCATTGAATTTTATTGGTAAAAGTAATGCCCTGTAGCGTGGAGTATCTGGTGATTACCTACGATTTTTTTGAAGGCAATGGGGCTTAAGATGCTGATATTGAAATTTGCCTACGCGATCTTACCGTTCGAATGCAATCACACAGTCTTCCTATAGAAGCTAAAGCGCTGTCTTGAGACCAATACAGGAACGTTGAAGCTACCGTGTTGCTGTTCCCGCCAGACAAGCGCTGAATCGCGACCTTGATAACTACCAGAAAGCACTGTTTGACAGCCTCACGCACGCTGGCGTATGGGTGGATAACAGGCAGATTAAGAGATTCACTGTCGAGTGGGGAGACCAGGTTAAGCAGGGAAAAGCAGGGAAAAGCAGAGGTGACTATCACCCCGTTCACGTCGGGGGGGAAATGATTTCAAATAGCGGTTATAGTGCGAATACCGGGGGCATGTTGCAGATGCCGTTGGTTAAGGTTGGTCCCGTTCACTTGCAGGTGATGGGGCGGGACCGTTCAAAAACAGTGTGTGGAGTGTTTAAAATGCATAACCAGATTTCTGGTGGCTTAGCGCCATCATCACGTCCTTTCGCGGCAATGCCAGTTGTAACCAGCTATGAAATTGCTGAGCTTGTTGGTAGTCGTCACGACAAAGTGAAGCAGTCCATTGAGAGGCTCTCAGAGCGCTCAGTAATATCTTTACCCCCAATGGGGGAAAAGGCTACAGCAGGCCGCCCATCAGCATTTTATATTTTCGAAGGCGAGCGCGGGAAGCGTGACAGTATCATCGTTGTTGCTCAGCTCTCTCCCGAGTTTACTGCACGCTTGGTTGATCGCTGGCATGAACTTGAAAGTGCAGTATCTAGGCCAGTAAAAATCCCTCAGTCATTCGCCGAAGCTCTTCGCATGGCTGCTGACCTTGAAGAAGAGAAAGAGCGTCTTCAGCTTCAACTCACAGAAGCCGCACCCAAGGTAGAATTTGTTGATCGCTATGTTACAGCCAATGGTTCAATGACATTCCGGCAGGTGGCTAAGCTGCTGGGGGCTAAAGAGCCAGAGTTTCGTTTGTTTCTTATCGAAAACCGCATCATGTATCGCCTCAGCAATGTACTGACGCCATTCCATCAGCACATCGAAGCCGGTAGGTTTGAAGTTCGGACCGGCACAACCAACGCCTCAAATTACGCATTCAGCCAGTCACGCTTCACTGCCAAAGGCGTTAAGTGGATTGGCGGGCTCTGGACGGCTCACAAAGCGGAAAGGGGTGATGAGTGAGAGCACTGCTAACGCCCGAGGTTGCTCCGCGCACAGGGATAGTGCTGCTCAAGCCTGGCTCAGACCTGATGGGGATGTTTCGTGGCCGCGTTCTGGTGAGTACGCCAACACCGGATATGGCTGACCTTCCATCGGGCAGGATCAATGACGGCACACAGCCGCTACTTGATGAGCCATCCCTTACCCCGTTCTTCAATCATGATCGCGTTATAGCTGCCGCTGGTGGACCTAATGGCCTGGCTGGGTTTGTTCGTGGCTTTGGCTGCTGCCAGTGGCATGACGATGCAACATGGCATCACCATGAATACACGCTTCACGAGACTGAATCCGGCCTGGTGTCATTGTGCTACAGCCACGATAATCAGTTCAGGGAGCATGGCACACCCGGCAAGATGGACAACATCGCCAAGGGAAACACAGCGCTGTGGATAATCAGGATGGTTTGCAGCCAACTCGGTTTGCATGGGGAGCATCAGCTTACTCTGCCCGAGCTGTGCTGGTGGGCCTCAATGAACGACCTTATCGACCTGATACCCGAAGCACCGGCACGGCGTGTTCTTCGTATGCCAGTTAAGATTATCTCAGGTGAGCTTAAAGAATCGCATATCGCGCCAGAACGCCAGCCACAACAGGTCATTCAGCAGGCCGCTGAGCAGGTCAAAAAGGTAATCACCCTCATAGCTGACCCTGAATCCCCAGAGTCATTCATGAGACGTCCTAAGCGCAAGCGCTGGGAGAGCCAGAAATACACACAGTGGGTTAAGGCGCAGAAATGTGCATGCTGCGCTAATCAGGCAGATGATCCGCATCACATCATCGGACACGGTCAGGGAGGTATGGGAACAAAAGCACATGATTTATTCGTGATTCCGCTTTGCAGGGCGCATCACGACGAGTTACACCGCGACCCAAAACTTTTTGAGTCGAATTACGGCAGTCAGATTGAACTGTTATTCCGTTTTCTTGATCACGCTATTGCAGTTGGCGTCATTGGGACAGATAAAAAATAAAGTGTGTGGAGGGGATTTAATATGCGTGACATTCAACTGGTATTAGAGCGTTGGGGTGGCTGGGCTGCATGTGAGGGTACTCAGGTGGGCTGGAGTCCAACAAGCCCCATGTTTATTACACTGCTGCCAAAGAGCACCAGTAGCCGTCCTTCGTGCTGTGACAATGACGGCATGATTATAGATACCGCTGTGGGAATGCTCAAAAAGGTTGGCCGCCTGGATGAGCTGGATTTAATTATGGCGCACTACCGTTATGATGTTTCCAAATCAACAATTGCCCGCTGGCTTAAATGCTCAGAGGGTAAAGTGCGCCAAAAGCTGATGATCGCTGAGACGTTTATTGATGCCTGCATACTGATGACAGATGCCCGGCTTGAGATGGATGAAGCGACTCAGAAAACTATTTTTCAAAAAACCGCTTAATCTGCTTTTCGTTACGAATTTCTCTGTGTAATCTGTTAAGAGTGGTAACAACGCATAGCTTCTTAAATTAGAAACCTCGCCAAAAGGCGGGGTTTTTTCATTTCCACACAATACCAAAGGCACTGAGCACAGACGGGTTAACCGCTCTGTCCAGGACTGCAAACCTGTAGCGCCTTTCATATTGTGATATTCACAGCAAAATTAACCCTGTTGCCGACGGGCAAGGAAACTATCGCGGAATGCGTCAGGGATTTTTTACAGAGGGGTTTAAGAAAGGTAGAAGCCCAGTCTGCGGTAACAAACTGGGCTTCAAATTTGCCGGTTACCTTACCGGGTAGAACCAACGCAGCAATCGTAGCCAAACGCAAAAGTTCTGCCAATTCTTTTTTAAGAGCAGGACTATTTACTTTGCTTCAAATTGTTTCATGCGTTTTTTTTGCATGTAACTCACGAGTATTTTTACGAAAGGTCGCCAATGAGCGGCCTTTTTTCGTTTTTGCGCTCGCCAATCAGCAACCACTTACCCTTTGACGCCATGGCGATGCGCAATCTTTTCCTCAACGACAAGCCGCCATCATTCCGGTGGCGGGAACTAAGCGCATGCCTCCAGAAAAAGACCCGGGCTTTTGGGCCACAGTGCTGCTGTGGCTGTATGCCCACAAAACAGAATGGGGATATGCCGGGGTAGCAGGCATGTTTTCACTATTACGCAGTGCCTATGCAAAAAGCCCGTGGAGTAAGCGGGTTCTCGACGCTGTTTCCTGTAGTGCGCTGGCGTTCTTCGCTGGTCCGACGCTTCAGGTAATGGGCGCTTTATTTAACTGGAACATCCCTGACGCTGCCGCACAGGTATTCGCGGTTTATATCGGGTATGTGGGTAATGACTACATCAGCGACAAGTTGCGCGGGTGGATAGCCAGAAAAACAGGGGATACTGATGCAAACCAGCAATAATGGCATGGACCTGATTAAGCGCTTCGAAGGCCTGAAGCTTGAGGCATATCGCGACAGCGTAGGCATTCCCACTATCGGCTACGGGCATACCCATGGTGTAAAGATGGGTGATGTGATTGCCGGCGAGCAGGCTGACAAATATCTGCGTGAAGATTTGCTGGTGGCAGAGCTGACCATCAACACCAACGTTAAGGTGAAGCTGACACAAAACCAGTTCGATGCGCTGGCGTCATTTGTTTTCAACCTGGGTTCCGGCAACTTCGTTAAATCCACTTTGCTTAAAAAGCTTAACGCAGGTGACTTCGCTGGCGCAGCAGATGAGTTTGGCAAATGGGTTAACGCAGGTGGCAAGAAATTATCTGGCCTCGTTAAACGCCGCGCCGCAGAGCGAGAGGTATTCATCTCATGAACCCATTAAATCTCGTCAAAACTTTTTCACCTGTCATCTTCATTGGCCTTATCTGCCTGGCTCTCTGGATGCTCAATGCCCGTAGCTCACAGCTTGAGGCAACTAATCAGCGCCTTGAAAAGCTGGCAAACAGCAAAGACGAGCAGATTAACGACCTGCGTTCCAAAAATGACGGCCTCGCTACCAGCGTTAACGAGCTTGTGACAGCCGTTAAGCACCAGAATGAAGTAATGGGTCAGGTCACCGAACAACGCGCCGTAACAGCACAGCAGAACCGGAAACTACAGAATGAAATCAAGCAATATCTTGCAGCGGATAAGTGCGCTGTTGCTCCTGTTCCCGCTGATGCTGCTGACAGGTTGCGGAGTGCAGCAAAAGCCGCAAGTGGAGTACCGGACAATCAGCCAGCCACGGCTAAACCTTCCGGCAGAACTGACAAACCCGATTGAAGCGCCAGCGCCGCCCGATCCAATGACGTTCGGTGACAGCGTGAGTCTCAATGCAGAGCTATACGGCGTAATGGCTCAGTGCAATATCGACAGGGCTGCAATAAGGCAGATTGAATCATCCCGATAATGTTAATGAAATAGCAGGCACTCATGCCATAGAAATTTTTTCATTTATTCTCAAGAGGGCGTAGGTCAATCTTGATGGCGTATTTAGATTTAGGAATGTTAGGGAATTGAGCAACTATCATGGTGTCATCCACAATCCAGTTATCGCCAGGTTTCTTGGTTGCTATCCGGTCTCCCTTTTCACTAACCATTACAACCAATCGGTGATCCTCTGGCTTAATATTTTCACTAACGGCGCTTCCAATCCAAAAGATCGGTCCACAAGCGTGAACCGTTGAAGCCATAAATGCTACTGCTCTCATTTCACCAAGATCCATATGTACCTTTTTGAGTTATGGGAAGCGATTCGAAACTGAAATCAGCTTGAAAAGAAACTGCAGGGTCTCTTCATAAAGATATCATGGCAAGATGCGCTGTGAAGAATTGTGACATCGTCAATATCACATTATCTACTTTGCAAACTACGTCACCCATTGGAAGTGATGCTAAATTACCCTTACATACAAAAAGGGGTAAGACAGTGAAAATAGACCATGAATATCTCAAAGGGCTTTTAGAAGCGTTTGAAGCCTCTGGTGAGCCTCAAACTGACATTTTTAAACTTCAAAGTCTTGGGTTCGACTACCAAACTCAGGAGTTTTTATTCCATATGAGATTGCTAAAAGATCGAAACTTAATTGCCCGAACTGATGGGAGTTATGGGTTTGGATTTTCTGAAGCTGCTGATGGTGGTGGTTCATGGGGAGCGCTGCCATTAAGATTAACTGCAGGTGGTCATGACTTCCTTGAGGCTATTAGAAACAAAGAGGTCTGGAACACCGTTAAAACCGGGTTCAAGGATGCAAGCATTGGTACTTTAGTGGATGTTTCAAAGCGTTTACTTGATGGGTTTTTGCAGAAAAAAATTGATAACATCTTGGGCTCTTAGCATGAGATAGAATGAAAAAAAATCAAGCCTCGTAAAAGCGGGGCTTTTTATTTTGTTCTGAAAACTGAGTTCTATGAGTTCATTTTTCAGCACAAACACAATGAATAATCGGCTGGTGGTATCACCAATGCCGAGGTTTATATCTATCTGACCAGCAGGAAACTCTGAATGGAAGTCGTGATTGATGGAATTGCCTATGCGCCAGTGACTGAACGGGCATCAAATATCGGTATAGCCATCAGCACACACAACCGCCATGACGTTTTATCCCGCGCTTTAGAACATCAGCTTAAGTTTTTACCTGCTGGCGCGCTGGTGGTTGTGATAGATGACGGTTCAACCGTTCCGGTAACTGTTCCGGCTGGAGTCAAACTTATTCGCCGTGACGTGTCACGCGGAATCGTGGCATCAAAGAACGCCAGCTTACAGACTCTGATTGATGCGGGATGTGAGCATCTTTTCCTTTGGGATGATGACGCATGGCCTGTAGCTGGTGGATGGGAACAACCTTACATTGCTTCACCGGAACCGCACCTAGCCTATCAGTTTCAGGACTTCGCCACAGGCCAGAAGCTCAACGACATAGCCGTGTTGTACCGTGACGATAAGCACGTTGCCTATACGGGCCAGCGCGGCGTGATGCTTTACTACCATCGCAGCGTGATTGAAAAGGTGGGTGGCTTTGACCCCATCTATCAGCGCGGCATGTATGAGCATTCAGATTTAGCGTTACGCATTCACAATGCCGGCCTCACTTCATGGGCGTTCGCTGACGTTGTAGGCTCGGAAAAACTTATTTACTCGCTTGATGAGCATCAGGCCGTTGAGCGTTCCGTACCAAAGCCAGACCGTGAAGCACAGGTAAAGCGCAATGTGACTATCCACAATGAGCGCCGTAACAGTGGCTACACCGGATATGCAGAGTACCGCGACAGGCGCAATGTCGTTATCACCACGTTACTGACCAGCCAGCCGGACCCACAGCGCGGCACAAAGATAACACCTTCACCTGACCTGCTGGCTAAGTGGGCGCAATCGCTCAGTGGTTGTGGCCGCATCGTCCTGGCTGATGAGATGGACACTGTTCCGGCAGATGCCGAGTTATTTCGTGTGCCTGATGTGAAGATGAATGTCTACTTTCTTCGCTGGTTGCATATCTGGCAGCACTTACGCGATCACCCTGAATATCATTTTGTCTGGTGCACCGATGGCACTGATGTAGAAATGCTTCAGGAACCATGGCAGGAAATGGAAGAGGGCAGGATTTACGTTGGCTCTGAACCAAAGACTTACGCCGACACCTGGGCTAAGCAGAATCATCCCGAAGCTATCTGTCAGGCATTCATTGATGAGCATCGCAACGATGTGATGTTAAACGCTGGCCTGCTGGGTGGCACCCGCGATGATGTGATGACAATAGCGCATGGCATTGTCCGGCTGTATTACCACATCGAATCATTGCGGTTCTGGGGCAAAGAACAGTCAGCATTGTCCGTTGGCGACATGATCGCTTTCGGCATAGTCGCTCATCGTTACCGTGACCGTCTGATGACAGGCCCGCGTATCCATACCGTGTTTAAGTCTGACGGCCTTGGTAAGGAGTTTGCCTGGTGGAAGCACAAATAAAGTTCGCCATTGTGGCGCATCACTCACGATTAGAAGCAGTGATGAATCTGAAGCGCGTGCTTAACGCTCACTTCCTGCTTGATGATAAAAATGGTGGTGCCAATGCCAATCACCGCCGCGCTATCGAGTGGGCCAGCCAGCAGGATTGCCGTGTAGTGATAATGGAAGACGATGCACTGCTGGTAGATGGCTTCACCGAAAAGGTGGCAGCCTGGCTTGACCGATTCCCTGATGATTTGCTGTCTTTCTATTTAGGCACCGGCAGGCCACCACAGTATCAGCTTGAGGTGGCAACAAAGCTTATTGAAAGCGACCAGCGGCAGACAGACTACATAATCATGAGCAGGCTGATACACGGCGTCTGTTACAGCATACCGCAACATCGTATCAGTGATGTTCTTACAAGGTGGGACAGCGCAAAGCCAGCAGACTACGCCGTTGGTGATGCCTATGGCGCCGACGTTATCTATCCATGCTATTCACTTGTTGACCATGCAGACTCGAACACCGTTGAGCGGCACCCAGACAATGAGCAACGCACACAGCGCCGCAGGGCGTGGAGGCTTGATGCCAGCATTGATCCCAAGAGCATGCAGGAAGCACGGCTGTGCTAAGACCACAACTGACCGCTCAGGTTACTGTGAAGCTCACCGCAATCATGGTTGGGAGCAGCATCAGCAGGGGCAGAGCAGGCATGAGCGCGGCTATGGCAGCAAGTGGGATGCGATAAGGGCCCGCGTCCTGCAGCGTGATCGGCATCTCTGCCAGAACTGCCTGAGAAGCGGAAGGCCAACAGCATCCAAGACCGTTGACCACATCGTACCCAAAGCACATGGGGGTACCGATGATGACACCAACCTTGAGGCCCTGTGCTGGCCCTGCCACCGCAGCAAAACCGCAAAAGAAAGGCTCAAATGAGAATCAATATCATCAAAGTGGTTTCAAATGTAACTATCTCGCCTCAAATGAGAGCCATTATCATTTGTCAGGGGAGGGCGGGTCGAAAGTTCACCCCTCTCGCCTTTAAGGACCGCCGCCTAACCTTTTTTCGCATCGCCGCAGGTTAGAAAACTTTTTTTGGGGTGACCCAACCAGTGATTAATAGGAGTTTTCGATTATGCCAGGACCGCCGAAAACCCCGACACATCTGGCTTTGGTGAAGGGGAACCCATCAAAACGCGCTATAAACAAAAACGAGCCAAAACCTAAGTCAGGGGTACCCCCAATTCCAAAGCATCTGGATAAGATGGGGAAGTACTGGTTCAAGCGAATTGGCGAAGAGCTTGATGCAGTTGGTGTCATGACCACGCTAGACGGGAAAGCCCTTGAGCTGCTGATTGAGGCCTACACCGAGTACCGTCAACACTGTGATGTTCTGGCTGAAGAGGGCTACACCTATAAGACGGTGTCAGCAACCGGCGAGGATATTGTTAAAGCTCATCCGGCAGCAGTAATGAAGTCCGATGCGTGGAAGCGCATTCGGGCGATGCTCACTGAATTTGGCATGACCCCGGCCAGCCGTTCTAAGGTTGGCGCTAAGGGCCCTGCTGAAGCCGATCCCCTTGAAGAG